CAGCTAACAAATCAGCATTATTATACCCATCGGGGCTAACGGCTTGGTTTGCGGTAACAGTTACTTCCGTTTTTGTCCAAGTCGCATTGTTAAAATTCTCTGACCACAGGGCAATGTTCGTCCGCTGCGGTTCAAGCAATAGGCGAGGGCAAGAACTATTAAGGTAGTCCAAACGGGGTAACCCGCTAACGGGGCCAACGCTTACTGCGGTGGTGGTGGTGGCGATGTAGTCTGTTGCGATGTCGCCCGATTCGAGCTGGGCGTTTTGGATGTAAATGTTGCCGCTTGCTTGTGTTATGTTTCCATCACCAGTAGCGGGGTATATTCTTACGTCTGATACCGTTGTATCAAAGGAAATGCTGCATCGGTAATATCCGTTTCCTGCGGATGCAATTGTAGCAGTACATCCAGAGACAGTCGCTCCGACTACACCAGTTTGTATATTAAAATATGCGCTTGCGTTTGAAGTTCCAACAGCAAGAACCCTACTCCAATTCAAACTCCCAGCTTTAAGATAAACGCTATAAGTTAAAGAACCGCTTGCGCTAATAGTTTGTTGAATTCTTTGGGCAGTTGAACCGCTTGTAATATCTAAAAGCCAAGCATTGTTAGTTCCGTCATATCCCGCTTGCCCGCTTGTTTCGGTGGTATCCACATTTAACCAAGTCGTGCTAAACGTATTGCTCTGCAAAAGCAAGTTCGTCCGCACCTTCTCAATAAGGCCGTTTGAAGCCACTCGGGTGGCCGTATCATTCGACCTTGTGAAATCTAAATCGCCTGAACCCGTTGTTGGTTTAGCGGAGTATACCTTAGAGGTTTTGTACCCCGAAGGAATCATTACTAGTGATGCGTCTTCGTAAAAGCTAGAGCTCATAATTGTGTGTTTAGAAGAAAGTAAGAATTTGTAAAGCAAGAGGTGCCCTCAATGGTAGCACCATCCAAAGTCCAGCGCTCGAAGACCAAGTCAATGTAGTCAAACGTAGTGCGCACACCAAGATTAAAGATAGCCGCCTGAAGGCACGCAGTGCCCTCAACAGTACCACCATCAGCAGTTACCCTAGTGACGTAGTCAGCAACAAGGGTAGAAGCCGCAGAGGTGGAGAACCTGTTGCGTCCGTTGATTGAGGTTATAGTGTTTCTTAACGCTAGCATACTACGCGATATAAGCGGCTACAGAGCCAGATGAGACAACCACAGAACTCCACAACCCATACAGCACCTCGTTGGCTAGAATCGTCTTGCTAACAAACGTGTCTCCGTGGACAGACTCAAGCGTCACCACCGAGTCCTCAAATGCTTGAACAGCACGATAGTACTCGTCAGCAACAGGAGTGAAGGAGGAGTCAATCACACGCAGTCCGTTCTGACCGAAGCCTTGCAGCTGAAAGTTTACTGGGTTGGTGATGTTGTTGTACATTACTTCTCTCTTAGAATCCAGCCATATAAGCCAATACCCGACCAGAGCTTACGCTGATGCTGTTAAACAATCCGTGGAGTAGGGTACCAGCCAATACAGCCTTAGACGTGATATCGTCTCCCTTTTCCGTAGTGGCGGTAATGACAGCATCCTGAAGGACGTAGATGGTGCGGTACTGCTCACCACTAACTGGGGTGAAGCTAGTAGTCACCAAACGAAAGCCCATCTGACCGAAGTCTTGGAGCTGGTAGTTTGCTGGGTTGGTTATATTAACGTAGGACATTCTAGTTGCTGTTATTCTTCAACAGGAGGCACAGGAGGCAGGCAGTACTCAGCCGTAGGGTTAGCTACGCAGTATGCTTGGGCGTACTCGGTGTCTAGGGTGTAACCCATACTAGAAATCCCGACCGGGAGCGGCCAGCAGAGGTAGGGAACGAAGGCAGCAAGTACCTCATCGTGCCATACAATATCCACTGCGTAGTTAGGGTCTGTTACCTTGCAGGTCTGGTTTCCTTCTGCGTCGGTTTCCCACTCAAGGCAAAGGTTTCCAAGCTCAACTACAACGTCTACGATTTCGTTATTGTAGTAAGAGTTACCTTCTTCGTCTACCTTAGAGATTAGTGGCTTTAGTTCTGCCCACTTACCTGCGGGGAAAGAGAATTTTCTGAAGCGTTGCATATTGTTGATTATTAAAGAGTTGTGAGGTCCTGAAGTTCTTGATTTGTTAAGCGGGTCTTGAATAGTAGGGCTTGGGCTACTGGACAAGCAGGATTAGATAAGTTAGAAGTTGTTTCAAATCCTAATGCAATTCTGTCGCAAGATGGAACGGTTCCACTTGTATCGGTTCCAATTTGTACTCCGTTAACGTATAAAACAAAATCATTATTCGCATAAGCAGCGGCTATCTTTTTAATACCGCTTTGATTTGCAGAAGTAAAAATGCCTGCCTGCTCTACGCCTCCGCTTACTACAACAAATCGTATGGAATCATTGGTAGCATCTTTGAATAGAATAATTCTATTATTTGTTGTATTATCAGAGATTGTTAAAAATCTTCGGCCTGTGCCAGAAAAAACATTGCCTAAAACAGCATCATCCACCTCAACAAACAAAGTACCTTGCGTCTGCCCAATCAAACTACTAATCCCTGTCTTACTACAAGCATCAGCACCACGAGTTACAGAAGCACCAAGGGTTGGGATGTACGAGGTGGCGTAGGCTCCGGCTTCAATTTGTGCGCCATAAACAATTATGCTGCTGGTTCCATTGCCAGCATAAGAAGCAAAGCTATTTGAATCGCTTAAAGCAATTTGCATTGTTGAAGTTCCGGCAGCTGCCGTAAATGTCAAAGTGCAACGATAGTAGCCGTTGGCGTATTGCGTAATGGTTGCAGTGCCTCCTGATTGGGCAGCAACTACACCCGTTGACAAATTAAATGCAGCAAATGAGCCAGTATTATTGCCTTCTCGCAGTATTAAATTTCTTGTTCCGCTTCCCAATTTCGCAAAAATTGAGTAAGTAGTAGAAACGGCAGTTGAAGTAAACGCTTGTTGTGCAAAGTGAAATGCAGTCGCAGAGTTTTCTACAATAGAGTCGGCATTTGCATAGCCATCTGGTGAAGTTGAGGCGTTGGCAGAAACGCTTAAAGCAACCTTAACCCAAGCCGCATTATCAAATGATTCCGAGTATAGCACCAAATTAGTCCGCTGGGGCTCCAACAACAAAGAAGGACAACCAACACTACCATCACTATTTATCGGGTAGTTAAGACGAGGAAGGTTGGCTACTGGTCCTACGGTTACTGCTGAAGCAGTTGTTGGGATGTAGTTGGTTGCGATGTCGCCCGTTTCAAGTTGGGCCCCCCAAATGAATAGTCCGCTTGTGCCATCACCAGTATAGCTGATTGTGGTACCAGTAGAGACAAGGTTGAATACAGCACTGGCCGCTGATGCAACAGTAATAGTACAAGAAACCCTATAAAAACCATTTGCGTCTATTGAGCTAATTGTTCCATTTGTAACCGTTCCTTGTGAGGCTTGCACAACGGTACCAAGAGACAAATCAAAAATAGCATAATGTGCAGCACTTGAGTTGCCTATTGCTATGCGTGTTCTTTCTCCCGCTTTTGCAAAAACACTCAAAGTATAAATGCCAGCAGTCGCCATTCCGCCTACCCTTGCGACTGCGTGGTCACCAAGAGCCGCAGTCTCAACCAATTTATCAGCAGTTAAGGTGCCATCGGGTGCGGCTGTAGCATTATCCGTTATGGTTGCATTTGTTTTAGTCCAAGCCGCATTATCAAACGCCTCAGACTGCAGCACCAAATTAGTCCGCACCTTCTCGATGTACCCATCAGGACCTACGCGAGTAGCAGTATCATTACTCCGAGTAAAAGCAAGCTGACCACTAGTAGTCAAAGGACGCTCCGAGTACACAATACTCGTCTTGTACAGGCTCGGTACCATAACCAAGCTAGCCTTAGCGTAGTACTTGTCCAACAATGGAGCAATCGCATCCTTAGCGCAGTCCGCAGCCTCAATAGTCGCTGCGTTAGTTTGTCCGTACTCATTGATGTACGCCCACACATCCTCGATGTCGGTGGGGCCTGCGATGTACGCAGTAAGGCTTCCGCTAGTTACGCTTACCTCAGTAAACAATCCATAGATGGTGGTGCCAGCATAAACGAACTCAGCCGTCAGGTCGTCTCCTAAGACGCTGACAGCAGTAACGTAGGAGTCCTCCTCTGCAACGAGTACTCGGTAGTACTCACCCTGAATGTAAAGCTGGTCTGTTGAGATAGTGCGCACCCCGTTCTGCCCAAATCCTTGGAGCTGATAGTTGACGGGGTTATTTAGATTCGTGTACATAGTTTATTGGTTCTTGTATTTCCAAATGTATCCATACTTCGTTTTGCACTCACCCCTACAGGCTTTTGCAATTGCTGATTTTTGCGTTCTAGATTTAAATGGTGTGGCCTCTACAGATTTATATTCTGCTACAAAGTTACCCTTTATATCAAATTGAAGAACTGGCTTTTCTTTGTCTCTATTTTTAGCATTAAACGCATTAACTACTTCATCTACAGTAATATCTGTAGACTCATACGAGAAAAATCGTTTTGAGCACAATTTTGTTTTTCCAAGCAGTACACTTAGTAGGTTGCCATAACCTATGCCAGTTGACTTAGATGCTGAAACAACGCTATCAAAACGAGATATTACATTCCCATTCTTATCGTATTCTAAGACAGCTTTTCTTTTCCCAACAGCCGAAGCTTCTTTTTGCTCTTCGGTAAATGCTCTTTTTTGAAAAACGCACCCGCCAGAGTTGCCATTCATCAAAGTAAATCCAAAAGTCTTAAATAGTGATATGTAGTGCTTCTCCCAAAATGAAAATTCAGATTTTAAAACTCTATCAATCTCTACTATCTCTATATTTTCTTTATTGTTCAAAGCATCAAGTAACCAAATATCCTTCTTGGACATCTTAAGTTTGTTCTTTGAAAGGTATTTAGCTCTTGACTTATGAACTCTCAGTCTCCTATTTAAAGGATTTATTGTTCCACCAACATACAGATTGTCGTTACCAGACCTGCTAAGTAGGTAAACGCTAGCTAGGGCGATTTCATTTGTGTGTATGTTGTCTACGTAGTTCAAGGCAAGAAAAAAGTGAAAGTGAAATACTACGTTGCAAATATAGGTTTATTCTCCAAGCAAAATTTTCATCACATCATCCTCCTGCTCTTCGGTAAGCTCAGGACGCTGTCCCTGACGCTGAGAGATAAGCTTGCTCTGCTCAATGGCCTGCTTCTTAACTCTCTCGTCTTTCCTGTCTTCTTTCTCTTGCTCAAGCTGTGCCTTCTGAGAAATAGCCTCCTGCTGCTGCATCGTGCTCATTCCAAGCTTCAATCGCTCAAGCTCCATCTTCAACGCGTACTCCTTGTCAAGGAGTTGCATCTTAGCGTTCTTGTCTGCTTCAATCTTAGCAAGCTCTACTTGGCTCTCAGCACCAAGCTCAGCAATCTTGCCCTGTGAGGCAGCCTGCGTAGTTTGGATATTCATCTGAGCCTGCATCTGAGAGTTCTGAGCTGCCTGCTCTTGCTTCTCTCTGATGCGCTTCTTACGACGTACAACCAACAGCCTTTCAGCTTGGTCAACATCACGCAGCTGACGGATAGCGATAGCATCCTCAAGGTTAATCTCTCCAATAGAAAGAGCAGCCTGAATGTTAGCCTCCAAGTAAGCTCTGTCTCGGTCATTCATCTCCGTAACGACTCTAACGCCAAAGTTGTACATCGGCAAGTCCTTGAATGAAGACAGCACCTTCATATTCTCAATGCCAACAGCATTCTCGTATGCCTTAAACACTACGGATTGCGGAGGGAGAATCTGAAGACACTTAACGATGTCTTCGCACACCTTACGGAACAGAACCATCGAAGCGTTTGTGATGTCGTACAAAGCGTTGTTAGAGGCTTGAATAGCCTGCTCTCTTACGCCAACAAGTTGCTCTCCCTTCGGAGACGTTCCGTCCATTACCTCGTTGATACCCGTTGCATCACGAATCATACGAAGGTTGTGGTTGTAGATACCAATCAACTCGTTGATGTTTCTGATGCTGTTATCCAGTGGGCGGATTGGAGGATTCTGGAAGCTTCCGTCAGGATTCTTCGAGCGGTAGTAGAAGATACCCGTCTGCTCGTAGATGTCCTGAATCTCCAGTGGCTGTAGTTCGCCACCACGCCCAAGCTGTACGTTCTCAAGTCCTTCGATGTCTACAATCAGTCCATCAGGCTTAGCCTTAGCGATGGCCTGTTGCATCTTGAGGTGCGTAATCTGAAGCTGGTCTGCAAACGTAATAACGCTGCTAACCAAGCTCTTAGGAATCATACGACGCAGGTTAACAGCTACTGCGCTGTAGGAGAAGCGAGCACGGCTAAGGTCGTGGATGTTCTTTGGGATGTTCTTCTTAAGGCCGTAGTCAAACAGATAGTCTGTACCTACAATGTACTTACCTCCGTAGATAGTAGCGTTCTGCATATACACTGGCTCACGGTCGTATACCGACTGAGATGGGGCCTTGTACTCGTATCCCTTGTAGTAGAATCCTACGTTACCAAAGCGAGATTCTTTCTTCTCAAAGACAATATCGTCTACGCTAAGGAACTCAAACTCCATCATAGCGATGGTGTACTGGTCGTATCCGTACTGGTAAACACCAAGAGCTGAATCGTAGTAGGACTCAGAAAGGCGGTCTGGGTTGTTGCCAAAGGTGTTAGCAACGCTCTGCGCCATCTGCTTGTACTGGTCTTCAGTGAACTGATTGCCAGCCATACGCTTGAGCTCCTGAATAGAGATGTTTCTGATGTGACCCATATAGGTGCAGTCACTCAGATTCGGGTCGTCAGTAATGCTGTGGATGAAGTACGCGGGGTCAACGTAGTCTTCTTTGATTCCGTAATTCGGGTCGTTGTTGCGCTTCACCACAGCCATACCAACGGTAACGAGGTCTTCTACGTTACGGCGGTAAATCTTCTCGTCAAAGTCATTCCAGTTAAGGGTCAGACGAGTAGCAATCTGAGCAGCAATCTCCGCTTGTGTTTTGATGCTGGTCTCAAAGAAAATCTCAGCCTCCTCGGTGGTCTCTGGAAGAGCGTCTGGGTCAACAGCTGTTTTAAGGCCAAGAGCCTTAGCCTCAGCGAACATCTCTTTGTTCTTAATTGCTGCCTTAATCTTAGCACGTTCTCTATCCTTCTCCGTTTGAGAAAGAGGGTCAATGGCCTCTACATTAGGAAAGGGCGCAGTGCCTAGAATCTTGTTGACAACAATCTTTACAAACTTCGGAATGATGGGCACAGGTGACCAGTCAATAGACAGAAGTGCTCCGTCTCCGTTGTTTGGGTCAAGCGATGTAAGAATCTGCTTGTAGATGTTTGTGTCTTGGGTGCCGTTGGCATAATCCCTGTTAATCTGGAATTCCTTCCAGCGCACATTGTATAAAGAGCCTGTGGTATTGACACCACCCCATTGAGAGTATACGCCTTTCGCATATTGCAACCCGTATTCTTTCGTGACCTTTCTGGCGTGATTTGCCAAAGGGTCAGGGAAGTTTACGTTGCTACTCACATAATTGTAATCCGACATACTAAAATATCCGTTATAGTGCAAATATACAGATATATCTAACGCCTGATTTCTCGACCCTTACGAAAAAACACTTTAGAGTTAAAGTCCGTCTTTGGCTTCTCCGCTGCAACTTTCTGAGCAGCAAGCAAAGCAAGCCCTGAAGAGATGGTCAAGTCAAACTTTGTTCGGTCGTCAATCTTGAAGTTAATCCAGTCCTCAAGAGTTCTGTTGAAGTACATATTGCTAAACTTACCAGTCTCATCATTGATGCCTACGTGATGGTGGATGTACGACTCAATTGCCTGAGCGTGAGCCTGAATCACATCTTGGCTGTTGGATGGGATACCCTTTGTCTTTACGTTTACGTGTGACGATGTAGACGAAAGGTGAGCAGGTCTACCCATCAGATAACCATCGTAACCTCTTGATTCAAAGTATCTTACGATTCCGTATTTATTGTTTTCTACCAGCAGAGGAAACCCATAAAACACTGAAGCCATCAGAACATCCTCATAGAATATCTTAGCCAGCGGAGGACGTGATGCATACTCAGCGACAAACATATTGGATGGGTACTGCATATTAAACTTGGTAATCAAGTGACAGGCTCCCTTTGATGAGCGTCCATCCGTTGTAGCGTCAAGGTCATATGAGTCAACTCCACCGCAACCAAGAAAGTCGTTGGGTGCTACTTTCTGACCTCGCTCTACCTGTATCTTATTGCGTAGCTCTACAGGAGGCATCCACGTGATGCGCCATCTTCCGTTAACGTCTGGCTTAAAATGTACCTTAGAGTCCTGCACTCCGTTCTCCCAATGGAAGTTTCCAATCACCACTGGATTAGGGAACAGCTCATCGTTGTATTGAATTTGCTCGTAAATCTTGGTGATGTTAAACAGCGATGCCTTCGTAGAGTCACGGAAGGCTTCATCCTCAGTAAACGGGAACTGACGAATAACCTCGTTGAGTTCGTAGCTGTTATGCTGCTGGCCCTTTCGCTCGTTCTTCAAGAACGTCCTAGCTCCTATCGAAGTAAACGTCCCATCTTCAGTAAGTACTGGCTTCTCTGGGTCGTCGACAATGGGCATCCCGTACTGGTCAAAGAATCCTTCAAGCGCCTCATACGCAGGGATGAAGATTTTATACAGGCCACTCTTGGTGCGTCCGTTTTCGTTGCGCTCGTTTGGATTTGAGTCGTAGTATAGGCTTCTGAACTCTCGGCCACCTCTGTCGAGCGGATTGACTGTTGAGCCAATCATTGCCTTGCCAATAACCCTACGACCTACAATAAGACAGGTTCGATGGATGCGCCATATCTCTCTTACGTCAATACCTTTCTCGTACTTACCAGCCTCATCAAAGAACAGCCTATGGGTCTTACTTCCGTCATAGGCGTTGATTACCGTGTTCTTCCAGTTGATGATGGTATCAAGTGCCTCTCCACGAGTAGCCGTCTTATTGTTCTTGGTAATCCTCTTAGATGGCTCACGGAACGCAAGCTCCATACGAGGGTTGGTGGTACCATCAATAACTGGAGCGAAGAAGAATGGGTAGCTCTTAAACACAGGAACAACCTTAGAGCCAAACACAGCTTCCTGAGCATCGGCACCTGTCTTGCTCATAATGCCGAGTAACTTATCCTTTACCTGAGAGCCCTCGTCCACCAAAGTGGCTGCGCTCATATTGGTATACCCAGAGCGTCGGCACTTGGTGTAAATCTGTCCAAGACATCGTGGGTCAGCCTCACAAGCCGCCAAGTGAATGAACAGCTTTCTCTGGAAGTCTAGATAGCTTGGGTACCCGATGTCAATCTTACTCCACTGGATGAACATATAGTGGTGTCCCGTGATGTATGTAGGTACTCCGTTGTTGTAAAACCAAACGCCATCTCTCCTTCTCCTGAACTCCTCCTCGATGTATGGGCCCCATCGGAGCTGAAACTCACGAGGAGACTCATACCAGTCGTCCATTGATTTAATCTGGTTGAGTTCTCTTGGTAACTCTTGACGTTGCCAGCGTTGGTTCTCCTTCTTGAGGTTATGGAACAGGATATCCTTCTTTGCTGGTTTAGCTGGTAGCTGAATGAATAGAGATTCAAGCTCAATAACCTCTCCCTCTGTATCATTAGGGCAGATATTGATTACCTCCTTGTTCTTTATCATCTTCAGTCCCGCCATAGCCTATCGTCTTGCGTTGCGCTCAGCAAATCCAGCCTTAAAGTCTCTGTCTTCCTCAATACCTCCAGTCTCACGAAGGGTACGCACCATCTCCTCCAGCTTCTGACGCTCTTGGATTAGCTCCCTAGCGTCAACAGCTGTCTGCTTGATGGATTGGAGTTCGGCCTTGCGAGCCGAGCCATTGATATCTGGGTCAACTGGCTTCTTAATCTCCTCAATCATATTGTTGATGGCTATCTCCATAGACTCAAGGAGCCTTTGGGCAGCGTCAACTGTGGTGAACTTAGCCTTTATAGCCATAATCAACAGCTAGTAAGTGGTCAACATTCATACGCCAAAGCTTTTTGCCGTCAATCTCCATCTCGTAGTCCGCATCTTTAGCGAAATACACGATGTCACCCTTCTTTACCCCAATCTCAGCCAACGCTTCCGAGTCGCAATGGATGCGTCCGTAGCGGTTTGGCTCTGGGGTAAGGTTAACAAGCTCAAGTATAGAGCTTTTTAGGTGGTGAGGCTGAGGAATTGGCTCAACAAGTACCCAGTTAGTAAGCACCTGAAGTCCATCTTCGTTTTTAAAGGCGTAGCACTGGGTAGAAAAGCCACCGTCTGGGTGGTATCTAACCATAAATGTTTCCTTCTCTAGCTGATTTCCTTCGTCCATCGTTACGTGGTGATGAACATAAAGGATATCCCCGACCTTGACAGATGTTTTGTACTTCAATGGAACAGAAACTACTTCACCATAGGGGATGCGATGCTCAAACTCGTTGAACTTCGTTTCGATGTAGATTTCTACGTCTCCTATCTTTTTGGTGTCTTGTACTTTCTTGGGGATTTTTATAATGAATTTATCTAGGCAGTCCATATTGTTTAATTAAAATCACACGAATACTCTACAATAACAGATTGATGCATAATTCGTTTCCATAGCATCAGTCCTCTGTCATCTTTAATGTAGATGTCGTACTTCTCCTTGCCGTATTTAATTAAGTAGCGTTCGTCAAGGACGATGGAGTCAATCTTAGAGCGACCAACGTCTTGACCTACTACATAGGCAAGGCCTTTCAGTGGGTCTTGACCCACAACGATTTTTCTTATCAATTCCATTGTTTAGTTCTTTAGCCAGAAGTCAACGCTAGAAGGGTCGTCACCGTCCTCGATGTCGTCATCAGTCCAGTTGTCGGCGATGTAGTTCAACACCGTCATCAACTCTTCTTTGTTGTCTGCTTCAATTTTAGATATAGATTCAATTAAAAATTTGTCTTCGTGGTCGTGAACCACTCCAACGTTTGCAATCATCAGGAACTTATCAATCAGACCAAGCTCTTCGGCTATTTCGCATATCTCGTCTAGCTTTGCTTGAGCCCTGATAAGGAACTCCATAGTTGTAGGGTCGCTCGGCATTACAGCTTGCGAATGTGGAATACGCTAAACTCGTTGAGATTTGCTGTTGCAGCAGAGGCTAATGACCTTATGGAAACAACATCTCCAGCGGCTCCGTTGATAATGGTTGACTGAGTTAGGAAGTGGTCACTGATTGTAGCAAAGCGAGTTTGAGAAGTTCCAACTACGGAGCCGTTGATATCGAAGTAAAACGTAACGTCTGTGTTGGTGGATGAGGTTGTAATGTCTGCAGAGAGTGTAATCTCATACAGGCCATCCACATTAAAACGGAATGATGTTAGGTTTCCTCCGTATACGTTACCTAATGTGTATACTGTTGACGCGTCTCCAATTAGCACAGTGTCTCCTCCTCCAGTACCAACGCTAGCAAAGTCAAGGTATACTGCTGAGGTGGTGAGGTTAATGGTTGGCTTAACGCGAGCAACAACCTCTGGTGCTGATTGATATGCGTTTGGATTGATGAGTGCAGCAAGCGAAGAGTAGTCGATACGCTTCCACGTGGTGAGCGAAGCATCATAGATAAGGAATCTGTCACCTGACGCAGGGGTGCCGATATCAGAGATGGCTGATGGGTTTGCAAGACGAACATCAGAGCCTGATACCCCAAGAGGAAGCGATGCCGTGGTCAACGCACCCCCAGTAAACGCTGCAGCATTGAGGCTGCGCTCAACTACTTGGTTGGATGCGTTAAGCATAAGTGCTTTAACCTCTGTTGACCCAGTAGCTGGAGGAGTTGGAAACTCAAGGGTTCCGTTGATACCTACCTTTCCCGTGCCAAGCTGCAATGCAGTGGCTACTCCATCACCAGACTCTACGTTCTTAAGAGAGGTGGTGGCGGTGTTGGTGGCTAGCTTCAGCAGTGAAGCAAATGCATCTTTTACCTTTTGGCCTGATAATGTTGCCATATTCAATACTTTTGTACAAATATAGAGTTTAATTTAAGATGGCTAAGCACACGCAAAAGAACAAGGCGCGTATGTTTCGGGAGTCCAGCAGATTACCTGACAGCGCAATATCACACGAAGGACTTAAGCACCTCGGAATCACATACCACTACTTCCGTAAAAGGTTTGGGCTTACAATGGGACAGCTACACCTTATGCTGTTGGTGTACGACCTTGAGTTTTTCACAACCGACTACGCCTGCAAGCAGATGCGTATGTATCGAGGTATGTTCTACAAGAGAAACATCCTTCCACTTATAAAAGCAGAATACCTATACCATCACTTCCGTCAGACAAGCCCGTCGTTCCATAGTATGGAGGACTTAATGTTCTATGGTGAGACGCGGTTCTCGTACCGTTCTCGTATGGCGCTTACCCAGAAAGGCAGGATGCTGGTAGCTAGGTTTTACCGAAGTGCTGCTACTGGCGCTTTGCCTGATTTGGATGAGTAGTGATTACCTTAAACGGCATCTCTAGCGCTGCTCCTTCGTGGGGAACAAACTCTCCTTTGTGGGGCATAAGGTAATAGCGACCCTTGTCGTTCATCCAATGGTAGCCATCAGGGGCTTTTACCATTACCTTACCTTTCTTCTTTGCTTTCACCGAGTAGTCTGTTTACAAGTTGGTGGTTTACAGCACCAATAGATGAGCGTCCTGCGCTAACTCTTTTAATGCCGCGTGTACTTGTTCCGCGCTTTTTTGCTGACTTTGCCATCTTAACTACCGCAGGCCTCGCAGTCCTCTGGATTGTCGATGTTGCACGTAGGTTGATTGGCTTCCTCTAGCTCGTTGAGCCAGTTGTCAAAGTTGTTGTCGCTCATTTCTTTGCTCTGTTTTTGGATGCGGAAATCATTTTACGTTCTGAGTGGTCGAAGTCCATACCATCACCATTCCCATAGGTGCCCATACGTCTGTTTACCTTATTAAGGAAGGCTCGGTACTTCTTTCGTTCTTCGGAAGAGTGGTATTCTTTGTTGTACGCATTCTTCTTCTCGCGAGCCTCTGGGTTCTCACGGAAGTACTTAGCTGATTTGGACAGCTCTCTTTTGTTAATCTTCGCCATAATGTCCTCTTTCTCTTAGGTATTTAGCAGCACGGTCTACAACGTCGGGGTGGTCTTTTAGGAATGCAATGGAGCTGTTACACTTCTTGCACAGCAAACCACGAAACTCATCGGTCTTGTGGTTGTGGTCGATGGCGCAGGTGTCGAGATGGATGTTGTCTAAACATATAGCACACTTACCTTCCTGCTCTAAGAAGGTGTCCTTCACTTGACGTGGAGTAACCTTCCTTCGTTTGCACCTTCTGTTAAAGGTCCATTCGGGCGACGACTTCGCTGCCTTCTCTGGATTCTCTTTCTTCCAGACCTTGTACTTCTCGTAAGAGCAGGCCTTGCATTGGAGTGCTCGCTTTTCGTTATGCCGTCCGTAGATTCGATAGCCTTCTATTGACTTCTCGACTCCGCAGACATTGCAAGCGAACAACTCCATTAGTCCTCGCTATAGAAGCAGGCCTTGACTTTGTAATGGGTTGGCATCTTACCTCCTGCTTTAACGGCAGCTTCCAGCTGTTTAACAGCCATCATAAGGTCCATCCCCTTTACTTCAATCTCAGCACCGGACTCTTCGCCCATCTTGCCTCCTTCGTTGTACTTCTTGGTTTTCATTACTTCATCATCTTGAAGTCCATACCAGTAATCTTTCCGTCCTTATTCTTGTCCAGCTTTACCTGTCCTCCTTTAAGGTACTTCATCATACCGCCTTTGCCGTAGCTAGGAACCTTTCCTCCGCCCATCATCTTCTGAACGGGCTTCTTGACAACCTTGAATCCTTTAGCCTTTAGTTCTTTGTCGAACTTAGCAAGGGCTTCTGGACCTTCCTCTTTCAGTGCATTGCGCATCTCGGTAAGGTTCTCGGCTTCACGAGAGCGAGCAGCAGCATTGAACTTCTGGTCAGCCGTCATTGGCATCTTCTTCTTAGGGTCTGGAACAATAGGTCCGCCCTTGGCGTACATCATTTTCGTTTTCATAAAGCGAAGATAATTATTAAAAGTAATCGAACTTAAAGCCTTTAGTTGATGATTGATTGCCCTTAAGTACAGTCGTCACAGTTGATTTTGATATACCAATAGCGTCTGCTGCCTCTTTTGCTGTTGCCCAAATGAATATTACATTGCCGTCCATATCCATTTGAACTACAGCTCTAGACCTAGGGTTGTTGTATCCAGACACATCTCCTAACCAAGTAGTTGGGTTAATTTTATGAGCCTCACTCATCTTACGACGAGTTTCTTCTGATGGTATTCTGCCAATAGACTTTGCTCGTATCTTTTCTACAATATCCGCATAATTAGGTAGGTCTGTAATCTTTGGAGGCTTGTCTCCGCCTTTACTAGTATTGACTAACTTCTTTCCTTTAGATAAAGCTAAAGAGATTAACTCAACCTCTTTTTCATAGCACTCTGTTTCAGTTCCCTGAAAAATAATCCTGTGCCTAAAGTCAAAGTCAATCTTACGAAGCCATCGAGACTTGCGTAGGTTATATGATTTATTCTTCTTGTTTGTTGCTTCGTGTACGTGATTCTTCAACCTTTGCTCTGGTTCAATAGATACTCCAATGTATCTAATTCCAGTAGCGTCAGCTAATACGTAGACAAAACAATTACCCATAAATCTCCTTGAACTTGGCTGCGGTGTACGGAATGTACTTGGCCTTACCTCCAGTAAAAACAGCAATCAGAATCTGTTTACGGTTTGTTCCTTTACGATAACCGACGTGCACCCAGTTCATATCGCCAGCTCCGTTAGAACCCTCAGCGATGAGTTGGTCAAACTCCAAGTTGTCTTTAATAAAGTTGAATACATCCTTGTTCTTTACACCATTACCGTGACCATCTTGGTCTAGGTCAAGAGCCTTTCCGTTGTTATGGTCAGAGGTAGCACTACCACCAATCGCCTTGTTTAAGGCAGCAGAGCGGTACCCAGATGAAATGTAAATAGGCACACCAAAGTGTTCACGCACCTTGTCAAACACTTCCTCACAGATAGTCTTAAGGTTCTCGAGGTGCTCAGCAGTTGGAGAGTTGTCAATACCCTTGCGCTTGGCAGTATCACTACGAGTTACTTCAGCCAGCGACACATACTTAGATAGTTTCATAATCGTCTACGTTTTAGAGTTACAAAAATAATCAATTCTGTTTTACCCCCTTATTGGTCATTAACAATGAAATGTTGAATACTCATACTCCAAACTATTGAAAGTATCATTTTTCTCTTGTAACTTTGCCGCTAAAGGTCCTAGCGCTAGCACAACCAACAGAACACTAAAGCTGACGGGCGGGCCTCCCACCCCGCCAAGTCAGCAGCTACACAACAGCTAGCAAGTGAGCTTTGACCAGTAACACCTGCCAAGGGTCAAAGCGAACGCGTCATAATAGGATAGACTTGTGCTGGCACGAAGACTATTCTAGCTGTTCATCTTCTTCTCACCTCTCTTTTTTTTGCAACGTGCTCTATTTCACATAGTTGTCTACGTTTCTTTTTTAGGTAAACTTAGCTGTCACTCCCCCAACGAGAGAGAATAACAGCACATTTACAAATCTACACAACCTAACGCAGCCAACTTCCTAGACAACATCCAACACACCAGAACACATCCAACACTAAATAGAGCACTCAACAATGTTCAGCTAGCACACGTCATAGCCAGAAACTATCAGTCGCAAGTGCACACTGATAAAAGGAACCACCAGATATAAGTATGGGCGGGATTATATATACTATACAACGAATCGACAACCAAACCGAAACGAAATCACAGACCCAAGCCCCCTACACGTACACGAAATTCTCAGAACATTCCAGCGTTTTACTACCTACTCCTACCCATAGATTCTAACTATTAAGTAGCCCCTTGGTCATAGTTTTTTCCTATCAAGTACCTAGTTAGCGATAGGAAATAACTATCGGTGAGAAGTTCTCTCTGATGTAAGTGCTTGATAATCAGGGAGAACAATCCCACTCTAAAATCCCCTCATAGCCAAAACCTATCAACAACTACCAAAACCACGCGCCTACGAGACAGCCATCATAGCCAAATCCTATCGGTCGATAGTCAAAACCTATCGGGGTCGGAGTTATATTCGCGCCTCTACGTGTGGGTATGACGCGCAGGTGACGGGCAGGTAGCGCAGGTAGGCGCCGCGCGATAGTCAATAGTAATTCTAAACGAAATTTATTTGTTTCTCAAATAAATTTCTTAAGAATTATTCTATTGACTATTTCCTACGAGAAAGTCGTACTTTTGCCTCGAATCCCACCAAAAATCGTGTTCCGATGGCTAAAGTAAAAAGAAATACTAACTCTACCTATACTCACGTTAGTAGTCCAAAGATTAGTAGTGTATATCAGGAGAATATATACTATACTCATAAGTTCACTAAGTTCAAAACTAAGTTTCGTACTAAGTGCTTTGAGACAGGTTCTATACTTGATGCAGGTACTTTTGTTGCCTTTGATACTTTGAGTCGCAAAGTATTTTCTCTTAATAGTTCTACTTATGCTTACTACTTGACCTCTATTAGTCGGTCATTTAATGGTCTTAATTGGTCAAGAGTATAAAGTTTAAGGTGTAGGATACTACCTTTGAAGTGTATCTATTGTTTTCTTTTTTTTTTTGTAATTCCTAATTGTTATGGATAATCTTGTAACCTTGTCTTGTGGTCGTGAAGTAGATGCTTCTGATGCTGTTGAGATTACTTATGGCTTCCGTCGTGGTACTCTGATTCACGTAGATGACTCTATCTCTACTATTGATGGTGAAGTAGTTCACTCTGATGATGCTTACTATTGTGATGGAGATGGTGAATACTATGCAGATAGTTCCGACTTAGTTTACGTTAGTGAGGGTAGTTATGATGGCTACTATTTGTCTGATGATGTAGTTTACGCTGAAGATTGTAATGACTACTACCACATTGGAGACATTGGTCATTATGTGTTCCAACATTCAGATGGTTGTTACTATACTGAAGAAGAACGTACTGAGCGTTGTCATTCCTACCATAGTGGCTATCGTCCTATGTTGACTACTGAAGATACCAAGTTTACTGTGGGCTTCGAGGTAGAGAAAGAAGATGAAGAAGTCCTTGATAATTGGGAATTAGATGACGTAGACGACACTAAGTGGTCTCGTGAAGAAGATGGTTCCCTTGATGGTTCCTCAGGTTTTGAATTGGTAAGTCCTACCTACGACCTTATGACTGATGACTTAGACAATGCTGTTGCTACTGATATTCTCAGTGCTCATATCAATGCTAAGTATTCTGATAATTGTGGTGGTCATATCAACTTTGGTATCAAAGGTTTGGATGGTCAAGAGGTCTACGATAAGGTAAAAGGGTTTGTTCCTGTGCTGTTGTCGCTGTACCAATCTCGACTACGTAGTCGTTGGTGCCCTGCTAAGAAGTCCTACGATAATAGTAAGTATAGTGCTGTTGCTATCAAGAGTTCCTACATTGAGTTTCGTGCTCCTTCTGCTGTTATTTCGGTAACTAACTTACTATGGCGTAGGGACTTGCTTCGTATTATGGCTTCTAACCTTGACAAGGGTACGCTGTTCTTTATCCGTGAGATGTTGACTCCTACGAGTGCCCTACATAAGCACTTGCTCAAGGTGGTGAGTGCTCCTACTATCTACCGACGTGCCGCATTTGCTGCTGCGTTGGCTGAGAAAATGACAGGTACCGACTACGCTAAGTACGTTAGTGTTGAGGGTTTCGGTAGTGCTGTGGAAGATATGAAATCCCGTGCCGAATCTATGATTCGTGAGTAAATTTTAATCGGGGCTTGTTGGGTTCTGGACTTGACAAGCCCCTTATATTGTATACGTATGAAAGAAAATGTCCTTCCCCTTCCGATGATTGCTGTTGTGCTGTTCATTGGTATTATCAGCGTGGCTCTTGTAAGTGCTATCGCCTAACTATTTGTTTATTAACTATTTAATTCTTGTTTATTATGTGTATTGCAATTCTTAACAAATCAAATCAACTATCTCGTAAGACACTCAAAAATTGTTGGGACTCAAATGACGATGGTGCTGGCTTTATGTATGTTCGTGATGGTATTCTCAATGTATTCAAACAGCCAAACACTTCACCTACGGACTTCGATGCGCTGTACCTTGCCTACGCTACTGCCTTCAAGCACCGCGACAAGCACACCCCTATGGTACTGCACTTCCGTATTGCTACCCACGGAATGACCACTGAGTTTCTGCATCCCTTCCTTGTCTCTGATACTCTTGGTTTTGTTCACAATGGTATCCTTGCTGGGCTTGGTACTCACGAGTACTCAGACACTGCCTTCCTACGTGATATGTTGCGTGAGTTACCTACGCCTATGACCGATAATGTTCAGGGCTTGGTCGGCACTCAGATTATGCTTGCGATGCTCCACAAGTTCATAGGTGCGGGTAACAAACTAATCTTCTTAGATAATACTGGCGACTTCGAGATTGTCAACGAGGAAGCGGGTATGTGGGAAGATGGTAATTGGTTCTCTAATTCTTCCTACAAAGAGCGTGGTGTACGCTACTACGGCTCCTACGCTATGTACGACTACGACAAGCCGTGGTCTGATGGTGCCTACGGCGCTAAGTCAACAGCCAAACTATCAAGCAAGAGTCAAGCGTACTACGATGACCTTGATGCACTTGAGGAAGCCGAATGGAACAAGTCCTTTGATGCTCAGGATAAGACCGTACTCGTTGAGGTTGAGAATCTTAGCCCTTTGATTGAAGCCCACGAGGTTATTGATGTGAAGGCACATTGTAGTTCCTGCGACAAAGACACCTACGTAACTATGTATGCGGAGTGTAGCGAGTGCGGTGCCTACAACATTAAGGCTGAGTCTGCTGTCATTGCTTGGCAGGACACCAATGGTCTTGTATTGTAATTGTTTGATTTCTAATTGTTTAACTTGTCTAATTTAATTTAATTGTTTTATGGAATTTATCGATGTAAATGTTCGTGCTTGGTTCAATCTCCACAATGGGTTCCGTGGTTACGCTATGGATGAGCCGTACCTAACTACCTACAACGGATTGCTACACAACCACCTGCGTGACATAGAGTATGGCCGTGCTGACAGCGACGTGTTCAGCATTCTATTTACAGGTACATCCTACGGACTTAATGGCGAGATGCGTACTGAAATCAACAACTCTTGGGGCAATCAAGGCAACCAAGAGGGGCGTGTCTACGGATTCAACGACAGCGATGACCAAAATGGTGGCCGTGTTTCTCTTAGCAATAACTATAATGGCCGCGACCTTATGGCTCCGTGGCAGGCATTGTCTGAGACCTACGGCAAACCAGTGGTGTTTTGGTTTGACAATTCGTGGTCTCCTACTGGTACTTGGGCAGGTATACGCCACGATGCCCCGCGTTCTACGTGGGAAGCATTCAACCTTGCTGTGTACGATGCCAACCGACAGAGTAGGGGTGAGGCATACAAGTACATCGCCGACAACCTCTCATTATTAATGGATGGTATTGAGTTATCTAAGCCTGATGTTGAGGCTTGGTTTAGCACCTACGAGGAGCGCGAGGCACAGCGACTACGTGAGGAGCGTGAGCGCCGCGCTATTGCGCGTATCGAGAACGCTCCCTATGTTGCTGACTACCACGAAGGTGCACGGCACGGAGAGCAACGACCTTCCTACGTGGGTAAGGATACGCTGTTCTCTGTTGGCTTCGAGGTTGAGAAGGAGGACTATGATGTCAAGACTTCAATCAACAACGTCAAGTTCAATATGGCTACGGGTTGGGATAAGGAGCGCGATGGTTCCTTGAACGATGACGGCTATGAGATTGTGTCTCCTACGTACGACCTGTACGACGACAGACTTGACCAAGACCTGAAGATTGATATTCTTCGTGAGCATATTGACGGCGACTACTCCAAGCGTTGCGGTGGACACATCCACTTGGGTGCTGTGGGTATGACTGGCCGTACGTTCTTCGACCGCTTTGCTCCGTGGTTGCCTCTTATGTACGCTGTCTACGTTGGCCGCATCAATGGCGAACACTGCAAGGTTAAGAAGAACGATGACCTTAAGTTCTCGTCCGACAAGTATCAATCTGTCCGTTTGTTTGACAACCGCATTGAACTGCGTATCCCTTCTGCTGTGTCTGACACTACTAACTTGCTGTGGCGGCGTGACTTGCTCCGCATTATCTGCGACAACCTTGATGCTACTCCCCTACGTATCGTGAGTATGCTTACAGACAAGCGTAGTCGCCTCTACAAGCATATGTCTAAGGTGTATGATGCTAAGCGTATGCAAGAGAAACTACAACTCTATGTGTACTTCGCCAATGAAATCCTTGACGATGCCTACACTATGATACCTGAGCGTATCCCTACGTGGGAGAAGATGTTCAACAAATCTCAAATCTCTCACCTTCGTAACCACGGCTTCCGCCAGAAGTCTTTAACTATCTAACTATGAGTAAGATATCTGAATATACTAACGGCTTCTACGCCTTCCTTGCCTACAAGTATGTGTACAGCGATATGTCTGTGCACGATGCGTTGTGCGATGATGAGATGTGGGACAAGTGCCGTGAGTTCGCTGATAAGTGGCGGGAATGGGATAGAAAAAATTCCTCCCCCACTTTCAGTGGGTACGATTCCTTTATGGAGTTCGTGGAGATAGCCTCCTACGATGAAGATGAATTACTTTAAAACTACTATATGAAACTAATTGAACTGAAAGAATTGCTGTTCCCTTTTCCTGAGGACAGCGAAGTTGTTATCGAAGTGTTCGATGAGAACGCCCCCGCTAATGAAGACCTGTATGACTTCTACGTTGACCACGTTACAATCCGTGAGGAAGGTGAGATACAGGCCTACGAAATCCGTTTATGCTTAACTAAAAATAAATAACTATGCCTAACTGGTGCTATGTAACCCTCGAGGCCAATGCCTCAAAAGAAGAACTGCAAAAGTTCTATAATAAAGTTATTGTCCCTACACCCGACAGCGATGAGGGTAAGGAGACCCTTGACTTCAATGCCATCATACCTATGCCTAACAACGTATTCCGTGGCAACTTAGGTAATGCTGAGCGTGAGCAATGCGAACGTGATGGTATCCCCAACTGGTACGACTGGAGTTGTGATAACTGGGGCACTAAATGGAATGCCGCATTCACTGAGGTATTTTGGGAATCCGATGAGCGTTTGTTTATCAACTTCGCTACTGCTTGGTCTTACCCTGAGCACGTGATGACTACTATGTTCTCTATGTTTCCAAACATTGAATTTGTGGCTAAGGCCGAGGAAGAAAGTGGTCAGTTTTACTTTATGCACCACTCAGATGGAACATTTGAAAGCGGAAGCGAGGTATTCTTCGCTGAGAATGGTAACGAAATTACCTACGACAACAAAACTGACAAGTGGGTTGATGCTGACGGCAACACCTACGAGGACTACGATGAACGTGAAATTATTTACCCATAAACTAAACAAGATGAAAGAAGTTAAACGCACCTACCAATTCGAACGCGAATACACCCACGGACTAACAGGCTACCCAGCAACTGTCACCTGCGAGGTTGACATTGACTACGCCAAGAAGCAATGGGCTATCAACAACCTAACAGCGCACCTGTTTACAGGTAGCGGATGGTCTTCTAACCTACCGAAGATTAAGGCTACGCTGGAGATGCACCTACAAGTTATTGACTTTGCAATGAGCGAACTCGATGACAATCAATAAGTTAATCAATAATGTTCTAATCAATCTTAGTGTCAAGCCCACCAAACGGATACGGGTGTCTAAACATATGTATCTACTTGTCTATAAAAATCAAAAAACAAAAATTGTACTCAATGACTAATATTGTTCATTATTTTCTCTACCTGCTCAAGCGGGGGATGTTTACTATCATCACTCTTCTTTCTCCATTCAAACGCAAAGAAATCATCCGCGTTCAGTTCGAGCGCGACCGAGATGGGTTTTGGTACGTTGTCCTTCCCTCGTGGGTTGGCCCAAAGGCAAACCTTCTAATGGTTGGTGGAACAGAAAATATCCTCGACGGAATCCTCAAAGACGAGCGTCGCTTCGGCAACAAACACGCCCACGTTGTGACTATTGAGGTTACCACTAAGTTTAATGCATTGGCAGGTGCTCACGCACTGTTCCTTACTGAAAAGTGCCAGTACGATGGTGCCTACTACCTACACAGCCGTAGCAAGAAGCGCGTGTGGTTCTGCGATGTACTCAAGTATGTGATGGGTGAATTCCCTGAGGTTATGTACTACCGCCACGTAATTGGTGCTATTTAAAATACACATTTTTAGTCAGCAGATTGACTAAAATTGGGTAGACATTGTCATTTCTCACGTCTAACTTCGCCCTGTTGCACTCGCAATGCCGTTGCGCAGGGGGCCACAAACCCCCCAGCAAAACGGCTCAGGTGGTCTCGGGCGTACTATTTTCTTTTTTATGTCACATATTACTTATAGTTCCGATACTTGGAATCAATTGTTAACCTTTAAAAATCAGCAAGTTGAAGCCCTGCAACGGCAGGTGTTAGAACTTCAATCTAAATTAAATTCTTATGAACAATCCACTATCCACGCTTCCAATAGCAAAAAGCGCTAAGGCGGAAATTGCTGTTCTCCCTCACGATATGGACTACAGCGTTGGTATGAAGCGCATCGACTACGTTCTTGAGCGTGGTGAGCGTATTGGCGTGATTGACAATGCTGTTGTCTACGCTACAAAGAGGTATAGCCTTGCGCTATTCGATGAGAATGCTTTTCTCTACGACAAGTACAACTTAGTCCTACATAGCATCACTCTGTAATGCTGTTTACTTATGATAAGAATGCTGTCCTGTACCGCAAGGTTCGGTATGGGCGGCTTCTTCTCTTCCTCAGTGGTTGGACAGCCCTAACAATGTTGTCTACGTTTGTATTGAGGTATGAGGAGGATTTGTATGAGCGCATCGTAAACGTCTACCTACACGAGCCACAGTTCTCTGAGGAACGGCTTATCGCCAAACTCAAGCAACTCAATGTTCGGTATCCGCATATTGCTCTTGCTCAGGCACGTATCGAGTCTGGAAATTATCGTTCTACGATTTTTTTAGAGAACAATAATCTGTTTGGTATGAAACAGGCTAAGTCTCGGATTAACTTAGCCGCAGGAACAAAACGTGGTCACGCTTACTATGAGAAGTGGGAGGACAGCGTTCTTGACTACGCCTACTGGTGTGCTACGTATGCCAACAAGTGTAGGAACGAGGATGACTTCTATAACCTTCTGTCTACTTATGCGGAGGCTAACTACTACGAGAGTGCCCTACGTAAGACTATTGAAGTTAACGACCTTAAATCTAAATTCAAATGAAACAGCGTGACCAGTTTATGCGAATAGCGATGGCTCGTTTAAAAAGCGACTATCCGTTCTACCCTCAACGACTTGCCTACGCCGCGAGTATGTGGCGCAGGTACTACGAGAAGAACTATGGTAAGAAATGAAGACCCAGTGGAGGACAGAGAGAATCTGTTACTCCTATTCGCTGGAGATACCGCACGACTTCTAACTGAGAATGTTCAGAAGAAGTACACTCCTAAGGAGTTGATTAAAAAATGGAATGCTGTCTGCGCTCCATATAACGATATAGTAGTAACAGAATTTAAAGCATTTAAACCAAGATGATTAACGACTTCGTAACCTTCCGACAAGCGGATGAACTCTATAAACTCGGCTTCAACTACCGATGCTTTGCGAGTTATAGCCCAAAGAGTAAGACAATATCTATCGCAATGGATGGGCACGAAGACAGAATCCCTGCTCCTACGTATGCGTATGCGTTTGACTGGAGCCGAGACAATGGCTTGTTTCCAGATATAGATACATTCTTCAACGGAGATATGATGTACGGCTTTAGCATTATGCAATTCGATGACGAAGGCAATATGCAAAAGGACTCCACGCTATGCCAGTACGTATCCTACAGGGAAGCGCAGAGTGAATGCCTTGACAAGATTATAGAAATGTTTAAACAGATAAAATGAAATCAGATATTCAAACACAAGCACTTGCTGTTAAGAGTATCATCGCTTCTCAATTACTCGTTGAGTCGTTAGATGAACTCGAAACTAATGGCATCTACAAAAGAGACCTTAAGTTCTACGGAAAGAAAATGTCAAAGGCACTCGAAGACTATCTGAATTCTGTGTATAAACATATTAACGACGACAAGGAAGACGAGGAGACGTTTATGTATATAGAGCGTGCTGTTCGTGATGTAATGGACAAGACACTTAGAGAACTTTTCATTGATGGCGGAGGAAAAGAATAACTACGACTTCATCAACCCATCCCACTACAAGCAAGGTAGTAAGCAGGTGTGGGAGATGATGATTGACATATGGGGAGTTGATGCATTCATCACCCACTGCGAGATGACAGCATTCAAATACCGAATGCGAATGGGTCTAAAGCCAGACCAGCCAATCGAGCAAGACCTCGAGAAAGCACGATGGTATGAGGCGATGGCCAGTAAACTTAAACAGCAATGATAACACAATTCTTTACGATGCTCCCCAATGGAGAGGCAAGCAATCAAATGCTTGACGTAGAATCCTTTGAGGAGTTCATCAAACTATGCGATGGGTTTCAATCAAGATGGGAAACAAACGCAATAGACCTATACGTAGGCGATATGCTCGATGAGCCGCTTGTCGTATTTCGCAAAGAAGAAGATGGCTTCTAATTTGTATTCAACAGAATTATTAACTATATTTGTGGACAACTTTAATCTAATTTAACTATGGCAACTGCTAAACCTGCTGCTAACGAGCAGCTTACGCTCGAGCAACGCTTAATCGCTATTCAATACGAACTCAAGGCCCCTAAGTCTCAGTTCAACTCATTCGGTAAGTACGCCTACCGAAATCAAGAGGACATCCTCGAGGCACTCAAACCTTTGCTGTCCAAGTACCAATTGGCAATGACTATCTCTGACACCATCAAGGAGGTATTCGGCCTCGTGTACGTAGAGGCAAGTGTTAATGTATCTTTTAACGGAGAGACTCGTGTATCTACAGCACAGGCTGGAATTGACCCCAATCGCAAGGGTATGGACATCGCTCAGTCGTTTGGCTCTTCATCGTCCTACGCTCGTAAATATGCGCTCAACGCAATGTTCCTCATTGACGACACCAAAGATGCTGACGCTACGAACAACCACGCCAAGGACAGCGCGCCACGCACACCACGTGTAGCCGCACCTGCTCCAGCGCCTGCTGAGTCTGACCTGTTCCAACGTGCTACTGCATCTATGAAGGAGCACGGAACTAAAGAGCAATACGACAAAATCATTGCATCTGCTGGAGATAAGTTCAACGACTCTCAGAAACTTGCCCTTTCTAAACTCATCAAGCAGTGAGCGAAGAAATAATTCTGTTGGATGGCACATCGTGGTATAGGCCTACGCTTATCGAAGCGATGCGTGACGACGACTTCTACTATGGTTACTTGGGGAGGGCAGCGATGTCCTCCTCTAACCTGAAGAAGATTAACGACTCTCCAAAGGAGTACGAAAGGTATCTAAAGTACGGAGAAGACGGAGACACCACAGCGCTGGTTATGGGTAATCTAATCCATACGCTTGTCCTTGAGCCGCACCTACAGGAGCGATTCGTCGCTGTTGAGTGCGGGACAAAGACAGCAAACATCTGGAAGGATGCCGTAGAACACTACGAAGGCTCAGGAAAGAAGTTGCTCCTACGTAAGGACTATGACAACTGCTACTACGTGGCTGATGCGCTTAGAAAGAACAGCGTAGTTAAAGATGCCCTTCGTGATGCTGAGTATGAGTTGCCTTCAATCGGTATGCTTTACGGTATTCCATTCAGAGGCAAGGCCGACATCAAGAAGAACGACGCGCCTGTTATCTACGACCTTAAGACAACTTCAAGTCTGTCTGACTTCAGGTACAGCGCTGTTCGTTATTCCTATGCGGCCCAAGCCTACATCTACTGCACGTTGTTTGACGTTCAGTTTGAGAACTTTAAGTTTATTGTTGTAGACAAGGGTAGCAAAGACATTGGAATCTTTTCGGTAAGCGAAGAGTTCTTTGAGAAGGGTCGTCTATTGGTAGAGCGTGGTGTTGAAACATACATCAAGTTCTTTATTGACGGAGAAGACTTGGAAAACTATGTTGTCTACGGAGAATTATAAATGAATAATTATGAAGGCTGTTCTTGAATTTGATATGACAAACCCATCCGACAAGGATACGTTTGTGAATTGCTACAAGGGCGACGTTTATGCTGAGGCTATTGCTCTTTTTGGGCAGTGGCTTACGGTAGAGATGAAACACAGCGAGGACCGATACAGCGAAGAGCAATACGCTACACTTAAGTTAGTTAGCGATAAGTTCTTCAATGAGGTTCAGTCTGTTGTAGAGCGCGAGTAATGGACTACAATAGCGACTTCAGGTTTGACTTGGAGTTGGGACAGCAAGGTGAGACTACCTTCGGCGCTATATTCTCTGGCACCAAGATAGAAGTTAAAACAGACTTTGCGGCCCACATTACTGGTAATTTCTTTATTGAGTATGAGTCACGTGACAAGCCTTCTGGTCTTGCTACTACTCACGCCGTGTATTGGTGCTTGATTGCCACCAAGACTTCGGAACGTGTTCTTAAGGACAACGTGCTATTTATGGCTGTCCTTCCTACTGATAGGTTGAAGGAGTTATGTCGTGAGATATTTGCAGAGAGAGGATACGTGCTTGGAGGGGACAGCAATACATCTAAGGGCGTATTGCTCCCTGTAAGCAAAGTATTCTTATGAGTTCACTAACGGTAAACAAGATGAAAGACAAACCAACACCTTGCTCGAACCACGAGCGTGACAACGAAGAAGAGGAGCGCAAAGCCGAGGAGCGTATGATGATTATTATACGTAATGGCAACGAGGGAACGCATTACCCTGAGTATGGAGATTATTTAGATGACACTGACGACGAATGAAAATCGAGTTAACAATGGCCGAGCTATTGCAAATCATTGATATGATTAAGAACGGCACAGAGCAAGACAACGAGGGTGATGACTTCTACCTGATGCAGGACTTCCTTGATGGACCTGATACCAAACTAAAGTGTATTGACTGCGGCTCTACGGATGACATTATGTTTTCGACAAAAGACTTCAGTCCTTACTGCAAAAAATGTTTATTCAAATGAACAAGCACCAAATAGATGAAGCCTTGAATGAGGCATACAAGAAAGGTTGGGATGATGCCTTCTTAATCCTACGCTATCACAACAGTATGGTGCAGGGTCTGATTGATGATGATGCAGATTCGCATCATCCACGCATCAAAAGCAAGATAAAGGAAGTTAAAACCACCAAAGAGAAATGAAACTTCAACCTATAGGTATACCCTATCGTGTATAAATTATACCTAAAACTATATATGTATACCCTATCGTGTATAGTTTTTGGAAAATATATCGCATATCGCAATACAAGATAATGTAACCTAATTCGGATAATCTCCGAGTAACATTGCAAAATATGGCAAAGAGACTAACGAAAGAGGAGAAGTGGCGCAAGGCAAGTGAAGACCTCATCAACAAGATGTTTGAGATTGCTGGCCACAACGTAACCTTTGACGACATCAAAGACCGCAAGGACGACTGGTACACCGACTGGACTATGACCGTTGCTCAGGCCGAGCAGTGGAAGGAGTGGGGGATGGAGTACTTGCAGAAGAATATGAAGTTCACCAAGCACTACGCTGAGCTTGAGATGAGAATGTTTAATGTAATGTATGGTCTCAAGTACAGCGACTGGCAAGATGGAACAAATTAAAAAGAAAGATTTATTGCTCGACCAATACAGGAAGGCGCAATACAACCGCAACGTATGTTTGTACAGCCGTAGAGATACTGAGGCTAAGTACTGGGAAGGCTACGTTAATGCACTTAGTTTAATTTTAGAAACACAACAATAATGGACGCAATCTTAGATTTAGAGATGAAAGTCATTGACTGGGCTATCGAACGTGGCCTTGTCGAACGCGAGAACGCCAACAAGCAAATGCTCAAGGTAATGGAAGAAGTAGGAGAACTCGCTTCAGCCATCGCAAAGAACAAAGAAGAAGAGACCATTGACGCTATCGGAGATGTCCTCGTTACGCTGATTATTCTGTCCGCCCAACTGGAACTCAACCCTTGGGACTGCTTAGAAACAGCCTACAACGAAATCAAAGGACGTAAGGGTAAGCTCGTTAACGGAGTATTCATCAAAGAATAAGAGGGGGAAGTCGTTGACGTGTAATGCGTTGGCGCAAACAAGGGTGTTTAGCCCCCTCTTTTTTTCGAATACCCTTGCTATTAACATCGTTATTAACTAAATTTGTTGAAAATTCATAACAATGGAAAACAAAACAGACAAAATCTTCTGCGGCTACGTTAAGTCGGTGAAGTTGTGGGACGAAGGCCAACGTACATTCGTTGAACCACGTGAAGGAGTATCAATGCGATTCTCGCTTTCAGTTGCTGAGATGAACGACCTCCAGCGCTACGCTACCAAAGGTGAGAAGCCATTCGTTTCTTTCGACCTTAAGCGCAGCGCAAAGGGCTCATACTACATTGAAGTATCTGACCCTTCAACTTGGTCAAAGGGACCTCAATCAGGAGGCACAGCTCCAGTGGCACCACAAGCACCTGTTGCTGGTGATGACCTTCCCTTCTGAGCTCCTTGAGTCCTCATTAGTATACCTCGTAGGCTTTGAATGGGGGATGGATATCCTCAAGATTGAATATCCCCTATTCTACGCCTCTACTCCTTCTAAGAAATTACATTGGTTTGAGGTAGTGAAAGCTACTTCTTCCGATGGTGTCGTGACTCTTGATAAGATGTCGGACAAGGAATACTCTGTCATATACTTTCAAACTAAGCGAAAGGGAGACAACGTACTACTTGTTCAAACATCTAAACTGAAGCCTACGCTTACAGGTTTTGAGTTAGCCGACTTGATTATGAGAAGGGCAGAGATTCACGTCGAAGAAATCATCGAACAAGGAATCTACAAGGAACTCGAGGCCAAGAAAAACAAAGCCCCTGTAGCTCAATAGGACAGAGCATCTCACTTCTAATGAGACGGTTACACGTTCGAGTCGTGTCAGGGGTGCTATGGATACGTTAATTCTATCCCTTTTATTTATAGTGATGGCAATCATCGCCATCAAAACAACACCTAAAAACAAATGAACCTTCAATATTCTGCATCAAGAATACAGACATTCGGACTTGCTGTCTCCGAACACTTCCACGCAAACATCTTCTCAAGAACAAGAAAGGGATTGGTTGTAAACCTAAGGAAGGCATCATACTATGTGTTGCGCAGAAGAGGAATAACATACTCTACGATGGCTTCGATATTCAATAAGAACCACGCAAGCGTAATGCACGGAACCACAAGTTGTTCCAACCTCCTCGATGTTAATGACCAAGAGATGCGTAAGTATGTGGACATCATTGAGCTCATTGCCAACGAGGTGTTCCAAGAGACTGAGGTTGATGATATGCGACCAGAGATGCGGATGAATATCTACAAACTCAAAATCGCTGACTTTATTGAGGCGCACGACAGCCTATTGCCATCGTTGAATGCAAGTGAGCGAAAGATGATGTCACGAAAGATATTCAATGAAGTACACAAAGAGTTCTATGAGTAAGCAATTAGTTACCCCCACAATCAAGGCGCTGTCCTTAATTCGTATGCACGGCAAAGACGATGCCCTTAAGCACGCCACCCAGTGTATGTATATGGCCAACGATAAGGCCTACGAGTATTGGAAGAATGTTGTCTCGATAATTGAATCAGAATGAACCCATTAGACCAAAGAGTAACCATCTTCAAGAGTGTCTTCGAAGTTGGCGCACCATCCTACATCACTGTTCTTCAGGCTCTTGAGCGTATTAAGAGTGGGAAGCAAAGCGAGCGAGTAACCCTTATTAGAGAAGGAGAGCGAGAGCTCAAAACAAAGCTACCTGTAGTTCTTTGGTCTGGTGTATTTGAGTCACGCAACGACGATGCGCTAACCGAGCACAGCAGACTCATAGTCATTGACATTGACCACGTTACAACATTCTCAAGCGTAGAAGAAGTTAAGTCTGTTCTATGCCTTGACCAACACATTGTAGCCGTATGGGTAAGCCCATCTGGAGACGGAATCAAAGCACTGGTTAACATCACATTCCCAGAGCGCCACAGAGACCACTTTAGAGCCCTTGAGAAGTACTTTGAGACAAAGTATGGCTTGGTCATTGACCCATCGGGAAAGAATGAATCTAGGGCCTGCTTTGAGTCCTACGACCCTGACCTGTGCATCAAGACGGCTGTTCCTTTCTCCAACCTTCTGACAGAAGAATACGAGCGTAAGAAGCAAGAGGTTACGCAGATGGAGAAGTCAACAGACTACCATCGCCTCAACATCGCAGCGCAGATGATTCGCAGAGCTCCAGACGGAGAGAAGCACAACACTTTACTTAGAGCTGCAATCCTTTGCGGTGGCTATATAGCCGCAGGAAGAATGGAAGAGGATGAGGTGTTCCGAGTTCTTCTTCGTGAGATTGAGCGCAGGGATGTGCACAGCCTTGACTCTGCCAAGAAGACAATCACCGACGGAATCGAAGAAGGCAAGCGCAAGCCCATCCACGAGATTGTCAACGAAGAGGAGAAGGTAACCCGCAAGATGAAGCTCGAGGATGGCGATATGTCATTCATTGCACCTGATGATTCTGATGAGCGCTGGATTAACGACTTCGCAGAAGGTCGAATTGAGCTTGGCCTTACCACTGGACACCCTGACATTGACAGACACTTCGTATACAAGAAGGACTTTACCATCATCAACGGACACTCCAACATCGGTAAGACAACATTGGTGTTGCACCTTATGGTGAATGCGGCGATTCGCCACAACTGGAAGTGGATTGTATACTCAAGCGAGAGTAGGACAGCATCAATCAAGATGCGAATTATGCAGTACGCCTGCGATAGGAATATCAAGGATATGCCATACCTCACAAGGAAGAAAGCCTACGAGTGGGTGAAAGACCACTTCATCTTCATCAACAACAACAAGGTGTTCTCATATATGGACATCCTGTTGTACTGCGAGAAGATTATGAACTACAAGAAGATAGATGGAATTCTGATTGACCCATACAACTCCCTACGTGTAGATATGTCACGCACATCAGGCGCTGGAGTACACGAGTACCACTACGATGCAGCATCAGAGTTCCTTACCTTCTCCAACACCAACCAAGTAGCACTGTGGCTCAACACACACGCCATCACTGAAGCGGCACGCAGGAGAGGTGATGACGGACTACCTGTCGCACCGGGAGCAGAGGACAGTGAACACGGAGGTAAGTGGGTCAACAGGGCCGATAACTTCCTAACGTTCCACAGAAAGATTCAGCACCAAGTGCCTCAGATGAAGCGCACTATGGAGTGGCACGTGAGAAAGATTCGTGAGACTGAAACAGGAGGAGACCCCACAACAGTGGACAGTCCAATCCTTCTTGAGATGAATCACGCACGCACTTCTTTCCGCACTCGCAATGGTCAATTGCTGTTCCCCCCACTTGGAACTCACTTGGGTCAAACAGAACTTGCGGGGCATATTCAATTAAATGGTGATTATAACACATCTTTTTGATAAATTTGTTTAATGCCCGATGATTATCAAGAGATTACAATTCCATTACCAAAGCCTCCTAGTCTTAACGCTCTCTATTCTGGGAAACATTGGAGCAATCGTTTCGGCGAGAAGTCTTCCTTTGGAAAACAAGTTAAAGAGACACTTAACTCCTACGACGCTTTTCACGCTGACAAGATTAGCATACATCTCAGGTACAATTGTAGGTTTGATGTTGATAATACCATTGTGGCTATTAAGTTTCTTGCGGACTATCTTAAGTCTCACGGCTACATTGATGACGATACTCCAAGGTATTTTACTGCAATTAGTTCAACATTTGATAATCACCTCGGAAAAGACGAGTTCGTAGCTAAGGTCTGCTGCTGGGGGTACAAACTAAGAGACAATGACGGAGCAGAGGCTATCACAACAGTTCTTCCTAGCGGCGGAGATGATTCATCAGGCAACAACAAATCTGTTCGAACAACTGCACAACGGACAAGGAAGACCCCTGCACGACCGAGAGCAAGTAGAAAAAATCCTGCAAAAGTATCAAACAGCCCTAAGGGAAGAGCTAAGCGGAGTAAGGGAGGCAATTAAGGAATACCACAAAGAATGATAAATTTAATTCACATCGGAGACCTTGGTGGAATCAACTACCATAGGTTGATAGTCCCATTGCGCAGACTGCAATCACAGGGTGTTAATCTTCATTGGATTCAGTCACTTTCTGAACTCAAGGATATAAATCTTGATTTAGTAGATAACCTTATAGTTTCTAGAAAGGTTTCGGTAAACAATCACAAGGAGTTTAGCCGTATGCTAAAGAAGCACGGAGTACGCTTAATTCTTGATAACGATGACTACTGGGTGCTGAACCCAGAGAATCCAGCAAGAAAGTTATACGAGACGTATTATGGACCAGACATTAAAAAGACAATCAAGATTGCTGATGTAATCTGGACTCCATCTACGTATTTAGCTAAACTGATGCAGGATGAGAATCCAAAAGCAACCATTGAATTTGTAAACAATGCAATCGACACTACAGAACAACAATGGGCCGAGCAATCCAAACGACGTTCTTCTACTGTTCGCTTTGGCTATGTTGGTGCTCTGGCTCATATACACGACGTCAAATCTATAGGATACGACTTCTCTAAAGTCTACACGTTTGGTGTGGAGGGGATGGAGTACGACGACATTTTAAAATACGACAAGACATCGCCACCAAGAGATATTTGGAACTATGGAGAGCTGTATAAAGAGTTTGATGTTAGCCTTGTGCCGCTAGTAGGAAACAGATTTAATTGGAGCAAGAGCGACCTTAAGATTACTGAGGCAGCAGCAACAAATACTGCTGTAATAGCCTCAAATACAAAGCCTTACAGTTCAACAATCATCCACGGAGAGACTGGTCTTCTAGCATCTAATCCAGAAGAATGGGCAGATTGTATTGAAATGATGGATAAAAAGCTAGCTAAGAAACTTGCAAGTAATCTGTATGAATCATTGAAGGATTCGCCAGACCATAACCTCGATTTGGTAAACCAAAAGAGACTTAAATATTTAGTATGATTGATTTAGTTGTAGCCTCTTACAAGGAAGATGTTTCTTGGATAAGTAAAACAAATGCAAACGTATGCCTTTACGATAAAGGAGAAAGAGGCATTGGAATCCCATTAGAAAACATTGGTCGCGAGGCACATACTTACGTCCACCACATTGTAGAAAACTACAAGAACCTACCAGAGTGGACAGCGTTTGTTCAGGGCAATCCGTTTGACCACGCACCACACGTTCTCACTCTAATCAATGACTTCGAAAAGATTTCTGGAGACAACAAGAAGGAGAAGTTTTACTTTCTAGGAAGGTCAATTGTTCAGTGCGACATCAATGGACTTCCTCACCACGGAGGTCTTGACTTGGCTGGATTCCAAATAGCGCTGTTCGATAAGATTGCACAGATGGATATGATGTTTGTAGCTGGAGCTCAGTTCATTGTGCATCGGGACCTTATCAAGAACAAGAAGCTAGCATTCTGGAAACGGATGCTCAAGACATTTGAGGGAGACAGCTATCCAGATGCCCCTTGGTGTGCCGAGCGCTTGTGGACCTACATCTTCAACTACCACAAGTAATGTACGATTTTCTGATTGTAGGTGCAGGGCTGTACGGAAGCGTTTGTGCACGCGAGCTTACAGACAAAGGTTATAACGTTTTAGTTATAGACAAGCGCCCACACATTGGCGGCAACTGCTATACCTCACGTCAGAAGGGCATCGATGTCCACGTTTATGGTCCTCACATCTTCCACACATCCAACGAAGAGGTGTGGGAATACGTAAACAGATTTGCTAACTTTGAGCCGTACAAGTTTAGCCCAGTTGCCAACTACCTCGGCGAGCTGTTCTCTCTTCCGTTTAATCTTTGGACATTCAAGCAGGTTTACAACCTAAGCACACCCCAAGAGGTTAAGCAGAAGCTTGAGGAGATGAAAAAGTTCGACGAGCCAAAGAACCTTGAGGAGGTAGCCATCAACTCCATCGGTTGGCTGATGTACCAAAAATTGGTATACGGATACACCAAGAAGCAGTGGATGAGAGAGCCAAAGGAACTTCCTGCTGAAATCATCAAGCGACTTCCTGTACGTCTTACCTTCGACAACAACTACTTCAACGACAAGTATCAGGGCATACCTGTTGGCGGATACACCAGCATATTCGAACAGCTACTTGATGGCATCGAGCTCGAGCTTGGCGTAGACTTTAAGATGACCCACCACCGCATCAAGGCAAAGAACATCATCT